ATATACTATCTAATAATATAGTTGACAGGGTTTTTTAGGGGGGTTAGGGGTGTTTAAAATTAGGGCGGTAGGTAAAAGAGTGGTATTATTGGTACTATTAAGGTATATAATACCAATAATTACCTTATCTGGGAATCGGGGGGTATAACCCCCATACCTACCCCCCCCTATTTTTACTGCTTGCTTTTTAACCTATTTGTAATTAAACTCTTTACATAATAGGTATTCCTTGCCTTAATCTGCGTGAAATCCGCAGCGCTTTGAATGCCTATTAATTAAAAAACGAAAGGACTAAAAAAGATGTACATACATATTAACGAATCAGAATTTATTGATAGATCCAATAAAATGTCGCAGTATAAGGACAATTTCTCATATTGGGGTAAAAAAGCTTTATTTCAACATTTAGAAGAGTATGAATCTGACACAGGCGATAGTGTGCAATTTGATTATATTGCTTTTTGTAGTGAATGGACAGAGTATGAAAGCATAGATGAAGTAGAAGATGCTTATGGCACTCTGGAAATTGCTGGAATATCTGATTTAGAAAATCATACACAAGTAATAACTTTTAAACATTATACAAATATAATGGAAGATGTTTATACTAACAGATATATTGTAAGAGATTTTTAACAACGAAAGGAAAAGTATGGAAAATGATTTAAAATTATTAGTAGAAGCTTTGCATGAAGAAGCTGATTTCATAAAAGAGAGATTAAAAAAAATGGATCTCTTAATTGGTAAACTAATTGAAAGGGCTGCCAGAAATGATGCAAAGTAAACATAAAAAAACTTATATATCTGCACTCAGGGATAGTCATTACGAATTTATTAAAGGGATAAAAGATGTTAGCATCATTACTTTCGCAAAAAAAGAGCAATTCAGCTCATTAAATCAAGTATATATCTTATCATCAGTTAAAGTCAATAATCAACATAAGAATGTTGTTAGCATCTTATACCCTGAACAAATGAAAATTACTAACAAAATAGAGGAAGCATAATTATGGATATATTAGGCGCATTAATAGGTATTTACATCTGTTATAGGTTAATTAAACACGGTGTAAAAGAAATTAGGGAATTAGATTAGGTTTAGCGGGTGTATTTACAAAATATAGCAATTATTAGTTTGGTACAGGCATTAGTCCGCCTGCCGCTGGTATGCACTATGTTTTTGCAAATAATTGGTTGGCTACTCACCCGCTAATGAAAAAGATTGTTATAGATAGCGCCTGGGATATTAAAAAAGAATATCATTTGAACAAGAATAATATAATATTCCAGGACAAAAAGTATATAAAGCTATATAACACAATGAAACAAGTAGATCAGCAAATAAAAAAACAAAGGGAAAATAATGAACAATAAAGAAGCAATTAAAAGTCTTAACTTATTAAAGTCTATCTTATATTATTTAGACGAGAGATTTAATTCTAAAACTATTAACAAATGGCGAGATGCGTTAGACCTTGCTGTTAAAAGCCTGGGGGAAGCATGAAACACAGATTAAAGCTTAAAGAAAAAAGAGAATTAGCTGAGTTATATGGTAAACACATAGACATGCCCCCCCAGGAAATGTTAGAGCAAATGTTCTTTGATGATAGCAGGATTATGGTATGCAGAAATTATTACAGCGATAGCCCCGGATATTATGGGGATATAGTTTGGGTTGTTGGTGGCGATAGCTGCTATATGACTTGCTTTCAAAAAAAAGATGAAGGGGGTTGGTTTATTAAGTATGAAATTTATGAAAATGAATTAGCCGCCTACCTGGAAAATGGTAAAAATTGGACTAACAAAAATATGAACGATTTAATCAAAATGTATGCAATAAAAGGGGATATATAATGCAATATTACTCTGGATATAGAAATATTAATTGGTTTAAAGCAAAATTAGACAAAGTATATGGAAATAATAATAATGGCTTTGTCTATGGCCTGGAATTACAAAAATTTAATAGTATAAAAAAATGTATTTGGTTTAGTTCCAGAAATCAAAGAGATCAACACAGAAAACAAATCGAAGGGGGAATAGTATGAGTTACGCAGATAGCAGTAACAGCAATGATAACTTAGTTAATTATTATTTAATAACATATATAAGCAGCATATTAGGTGAAGCAATAGATTGCTCAGATAGTTATATTGGATTTGAGGATGTTGATGCGCCAGATAAGTCTGGTGTATCACCTGTAATTATAGAAGCAGATAAATTATCTATAATAGATGATTCAACGATGTTAGTATCTCATAAGTTTTATAAGATTATAGGATATTGCAATTTCCAGCGCATTGATTATGTAATTAATGGCCAATTAGAGGAAAATCTCTGGCGTAAAAGTTGGAAGTCATGACCGAGGATAAAGGGTCTTTGATTTGTTTGGATTGTTCAGGCAGCCCAGCCTCTGAGCCTGTTGAGGATGTTGGAACAAATGTATGGATCGCTTTGTGTAGTACATGTAAAGATTGGGCTGATTTTAAATATGAAAGCGAGTTAGATGATGATTAAAGAAAAAATATATCAATTTGAAGTTGAGAGAATGGAAGTAGATGAGGATAAAATAACCTCAAAAATGTTTAATGAATTTCTAATATTACAGCAGTCAGGGGTTTATAATATGGTAAGCCCAGAAGTAAGAGAACATTTAGACATATCTAAGCAGCAGCATCATTATATGTTAAAACATTTTGATGATCTAATGATTTTTTTTAGACAAAAAGATTAATCGTCTAAATATTTAAATGGCTTTATGCTGTAATGTCCATGGCTTATTCTTTCAAATAGGCCATATTCTATTAATCTATTAACCCAGGCATAAGTTGTTTTTGGGTTGCGCCCTAACTCATCTTCGACATAAGCCTTAATCTGCCTAATATCTAATACGGCAGGGTATTTTACAGAATTTATTGTTTTAGGATTTGCATAAGATTTAAGATGTTTAAAGGCTTGAAACTCTGGTTTTTTCTTAATGTCTACATAATGAACAGCTTCATTCTCTATTGCATTAAGTTTATTGAAGCACAATGTATTTTCATCAAATTCCATACAGAATGGAATGTTAAGTATCTCAGCTTGTTGTGATCTACATTTAGTTAATTTAAATATTTTTAGCTCATGTGAAAGGTTTGATTGAGCTACTTGCAGCGCGTTGGAAACGAAGTCAGTAAAAGATTTACCGCCGCGTATCATGTCTTTATTTAAAGTCTTGGTATCTGCGCTCATTTTGGTATGGTGATTAATTAACATAATACCAATATTATGTTTATTCTTTATGTCAGCTATTTTTGACATCAATTTGGACAATTCCTGGTTGTTCTGTACATCTTTTTCTGTTGAGGTATATAAATTATCTACAATGAGGATGTCATAGTCATTTGACGAAAGAGATCCATCTATCATTGTCCAATTATCAACGAAGACCGAATTTTCGGTTACTCCCTTAATATCTAAGTACCCAGGGTTTTTTATGTCTTTAGAAAAGAAACTATACATTGTCTTTAATCTATTTCTTAATTCTTGGTTTGATAGCTCAAATTGCACTAAAAGCACTTTATACTGTTTTTTTATAGTAAATCCTAAAAACTCTGTGCCAGCAATACATGCTAATGCAAATTGTAGTGCCAGGAATGATTTACCTACACCATCAGAACCTGCAATAGTAGTTACCCCGCCGCGCGTCATAATTTTATCTACCATAATTTCTTGCTGGTCATCATCTTTATCTAAAAAGCTTTCTAATTGAAATATATCTAATTCTTTTCTTAAGTCATATTTTACTGAGTTTGCAATAGCTTCTCTTACTTCATCTTTTGTACAAGAAGACACATCCGCCCCCTCATCAACATTTTGCCATTGTGCTATATAAATATTCTCAGCTTTATGCATTGCCAATTCGTAAGCTAATTTTTCCGCCCCATCTATACCAGCTTCATCATTGTCATAACAAATCATAATGTTTTTATATTTAACTAATTCCGAAACATCTGGATGTGATTTAGCTCCTGTAGTAGAAGTAATACACCCGCCGCGAATAGATTGCATACTGACATAATCTTTTTCACCTTCTACAATAACCAGCAGCTCATAATTAGTATCTAAATTCTTTCTTGGAAACCATCTGGACTTGGTGTTGCCATATTGTTTGCTTTTATGCCACTTTATAAAATCTATATTATCATCTTCATCTTTATCAAAAAATACCCATGACTTTGTATGCCAATCCCAGCAAACGCTTTCTAATGCGACTTCTTTTGTCCAATGATCTGGTTTTTCCAGCTCATCCCAATGCTCATCTGTGTATTTTATGTATCCAAGAACTAAAGATACTTGCTCATTAAATTTTTTGTTCTTTAGTGAAAATTTTTGCTTCGAGGATGCACTCTTATCAGCTTTTTTAACAGGCTTGAATGTATTTGTATCAGATTTAGTATAAGTGTCCATATCGCCTAATTTAGAGCGTAATTTGCTAAAACTACCCTTTTCCCCGCATGAAAAGCATAAAAAGTACCCATTTTGCTGATGAATAGATAAACTTGGCGTTTTATCATCATGAAATGGACAATTTGTAATATAATTCTCATTTGAAAGCTTAACTTTATCAAAATGTTTTTCAACAAAATCACTTACCTTGTTCATCTCTTCCTCTTTGCACTTCTTCCCATAACAAATTTAATGATCTGTGGTCTACTACCCCCCACAACACTAACATGCTTGGAAATGGTGCTGGATTAGGTTGATCGTTAAATCTTAACCTACCTCGCAAGAAAAAAATATGTGCCTTACCATTTACATAATTATGAAACCATTTAGTGTCAGTTCTGCTTGGTAATAGTGCAACTGTCATTCTATTGTTGTTTTTCCATTGATGTAATGCCTCTTTTAAAAATAAACCAATTTTTCTACCATAAGGTGGATTCATATAGTTCATTTCGCTCCAGGGGTTATCAAAACAGCTATTTTCCATCGTAAAATATTTTTCACATAAATGATTTGAATCATTTGCACAAACATCTGCTTGAAAGTCAAAATATCTGTTTAAAATGTGAAATAGCCAATCAGGTGTTCGCCAGTTATGAAGCTCTGATTTAAAAGCTAAGTCTGTGTAAAACTGCTTATCTCTGTTGTCCATTGGCCTGTAAGTCAGCAAGTTTAAGAAGCGTACTAAATACTTCCCATCCCCAGTCTAATCTTTCTAATGGAATGTTATGTTCTTCAAATCCATTACCTTCTTTATCCAATCTTAGCAACTTACCCCCCTGTAATTTATTGCCAGTCTGTTTTTCATACATATATCTATATGCTGCCAGCTGTACAATAAACTCAGAGTATAAACCTTTAGAAGTTTTTAGATCACCTATATAAAGTTTATCATCTATTTCCAGGATTAAGTCGCAAGTACCCCCCACGCATAAGTCATCATCTATTAATTTAATTTCTGACTCTACATAAGTAGGTTTGACCTGTTTATCCCAATCTTTAAACGCTTTAAATGCTAAGTCAGCTGCTTTAATCTGATTCTTAGAGTAATCATCTATATCTGTTTTTTCGCTCTTAATAAAATTCTCACATAACAAGTGTGCTAATGTGCCAATTTCAGCTGCTTCATTCATAACTTTTGTAGCATCCTGACCCTTTATGCCTTGGTTTTTAGCCCAATTAACTAATATCTGTTTATTCCAGCCAAGTTGTGCATTTATAATGGTAGTAACGCTTTTTACGCGTACGCCATCTGATGTTTTATATACTGTATGTGTTTTAGTCTTCATATAACTCCTTTATCATTATCTTTGAAATCTTTTGTGACTTAGTAATTAGCGGCTCTGTGGAAGCAGAAACTAATTGATCTATTAAATCTGCTATTCTTATCTTACTATATTGACTTGCAACAGTCAAGGTGTGATAAGTTTCAGGTTTTAGTCTTACCCTGTGTTGCGCCTTTAAAGCTTTAGTTTTATGTCTTATATTTGCTTCAGGCTTTAATTTTCTTATTAATTTATATTCTAACTGTTTAGACTTGTCTACACTTAAATATTTTACCTTAACATACCTCCAGGACAAATCATGTGTTAATAATCTTTGAAATATATCTTTAGAATATCCAATATATTTTAAATCTTTTTTTCCTGTATACATTACATAAACGCCAGATGTTCTTTTAACTCTGTCAATCTCGCGTTCAGTAGTCCAGCTCATTTACCCCATACTTCCTTTTTAACTAATATTGATATTATTGCATAGTTAGCCAGATCCATATAACTGTCTTCTAATGATTCAAACTTTATCTCATCATCTTTAAAATCTTTTTTTAATATATTGTTTATACGCTGAATCTTATCGTGCATTCTAAACCATAAACCAAGTAAAGCCATCTTTCTGTCTTCATACTTAGACATATCCCCCGCAAGTGATATATTTGATAGTCCATACATTGCTTGTTTATTAATAAATATAGAATACATTTCATCTGTCAGACCTTTAAAAGTGTCGCATGTTGTCTGCAGTTCTATTTGTAGTTGTTCTAAATCTTTCATTAATCTGTACTCAGTTGGTTTGCTCTTATAAAGTCTATCATTTTTTTAAGTCCATCTTCTGTAAAGCAATAATATCTTTGGCCTCTATCTCTTCTGGTCATTAATATATCTGAATTAGTTTGTAAAAACCACTTAGGTAACTCTCTTCTTCTTTTACATTGTACGATAAACTTATCATTTCTAAAATTCATTCTTACATCACAGTCAGCTGCTTCGCCGATAGAGCGCCCATCTGACATGAACGCTCTTTCAACTTTTGGATAAAAGTCAGTAAAGACATCTTCCAATGCCCTTACTGACTCATATTCAAATTGATTACCTTTTCTTTTTGACTTACTCGTCATCGGTTGCGCCAAAAAGTTCATCAACTTGTTGATTTAACAGGTCTGTTTCCAGTTTACCTAAAACTGATAAAACAGCTTTGGATCTATTATAAAGCTCTTCTTCCGAAAAAGTGCTTGGACTAATGGACCACCCAGCTACTTTAACTGCTACCCCCGCAACAATAGAAGCTTCTCTGGTAGAGAATGTTCTGCTTTCATTTGTTTTGGCTGTTGTTGTAGTAGTAGTTGGTGCTGGTGTGGCAGAGGTTTCGGTAGTTGTACCATTAGACTCTACTCTTTCTACTTTATGATAAGTTCCCATTTTTCCTGTTTTTTGTATTTTCCCGAAAGAAAATGTTTGGCCTTCATTTAAGCCAGAAAAAACAGCTTGTTGGTTCTCGTTAGCAAAAAATATCATATCTTGTCCGCTAACATTTAATCCGTATTTAAACCATTTGCCATAGTTCCCTTCACCCTCAGATTCTAATCCTTGGAATGTAGCTGTCACTACCTGGCCATTGTTTAATTTTAATTGATCTTGATTCATATTTACTCCTTAATCACATATACCTGTGTTACATGAGTCGTTGCCCCTTAGACTCTCATCAGGTACTTCGTTTGCTTTGGGCGTGTAATTACCTGTTAGTATATCATGTAATTGTACTAACAAGATAAAATTTTTTGGATTGTTAAGCTGGTCTTCCATGTTCATGTTGTCTATTGTTTTTTTAATAGAATCAATTAGAAAGGTAGATTGCTCTGAATTTAGTTGTACTGTTCTCATATTAGGGGGCAGGGGAAAAACAATTTGTTATAAAGGAAAACAAAAAAAACCCCCGCCTAAAATAATTCGCTATACTCCTTATTTAGTACAGAGCATATACGATTTTTATATGTTTCTTGGAAAGTTCTTTTGCCATCCAACATTAATGATAATAATGATGGACTAACTTTGATTTTTCTCGCAAGCCACGCTTTGCTTCTTTCATCTTGCTCTAATATTTGTAATATTTTGTCGATTTTCATGTAACAAGTATAATTACTATATTATTTAAAACAAAAGCTTTTTTTATTTTCCTTGCCCGCGAGTGCGTTTTTTATAGTATTTTTTAGATTTTTTATTGCCGAATTTGGTATTAACACTTTGGCCTTGCCTGGTCTTTTTCTTGCCATTTGTTTTTACTGCTCTGCTTTGAAATAAAGACTTTCTCATTTTTTATATACTTTTTCTGATGCTGAAATACCAAATGAACCAAGAGTAACCCAAACAAATGAATTATATATATAATCATTTACCATCAACTCTATGCCAATAATACCCATGGCTAAATCCACTATTCCAAATACGCACATTAAAGCAAAAGAAAGAAATCCAATAATATTCTTTTCATTGTATTCGTTTTTATCTTTAAATAAATCCCACATTCTAACCCCCCTTATAGTTCTTCTTCTACACTAAATTTAACCGTATAAGCTCCTGATGCAATTTGCGAAAACTTTAAATCGTCTTTAGTAAATCTAACAGTAAAATGGTCTGTGCCTAATGTACCGCTAAAATCGTTGTCTTCGCTAAATAGAAAAGTATCAAAAGTTCCATCTGTAGCATCATGTAAATTTTGCAGTTTTGTTCTGTCTGCTTCAGAAATATAACTATATGTTAAATCCCATGACTTTCTTAAATCATGTTTTTTTACTGTATATTTTTTGCCAGAATATGATTTATTAACTACTATATCATAGTTTCTACCATACCCAACATTTAAATCCACATTAACAGACGGAGTATAGCTTGTAGATCCTTTTTTAAATCCTGCTGATGTTATAGCCATTATATCTCCCTCATTTGTATTTTTGTATGTCCTATGCTTCTGGAAACAGAAGTCGTAAAGAATTTTTTACCATCAAATGATTGCCCAAAGGGTGCAGCTATTTGATTAGTGTGACTCATGGCAATGACATCGCCAACATCTATATCAAAGTGCGATGGATTTACTATCTCTGTTTCTATAATAAGCTTAGGTACGCCCTGTATTGCATTGTAATAATTAGCATATCCATCATTTTTATTGCCAGCTCCCATGTTTGTACTGGTTATTGTTTTGCCTTCTTGTCCATTAACAATATTTCCAGTTAATATTTCTAAATCTTCAGTAATAACATTTTCATCGCTTTGCACATTGTATGCAGTTCTTGGATCGTTAGTAGTGTCTACACATTCTACCTCAAACAACAACTCGTCATTTATAGGGTTTCTTTGATGTTTTATAATTCTTTTTGTTTTAAGAGAATCAAAGTCGGTTAATGATATTTTTGTATTCTTTAAATCATCTTTGGTTAATGTTTTAGAAGCTGATACTGAGTTCGTAATATATAAATATTGCGGTTCGTTATCACTTGCTCTAAATCTAAAGATAAATCCCCCCTCTTTCTGACATTGGTCCAATATTTCTAACAAATCAGTTTCTTCATTTAAGTAATAAAATATATTCCATCCACTTCTTGCTGTGTTTAAAGCAGAATAGTTTTGTGGCGTAGAAGTTATTCCAGCAAACCTGTGTATTAAATCTCTATGCATCTGTACTATATTTGTTACGCTTGTACCCGCAGAATATGCCTGGTCTAAACCATCCGCTGGCGTATAAAGCCTGTCTACACTCTTAACCGCGTTAGAGTCTATTAAATTTTGTATATCTTTATCAGAGTCAGTAGCATCTATTTCTGTATTTATTTCTAAATACATATCAAATACTTTAACAGTAAGACCATGCGTATCTCCACTACCTTGACCTATATTGCCAGATGAAATAGCAGAAAATGATAAGGTTATATTTTCTGGAACTCTGGATGTTGTACTTGAAAAGTTGCTTGTGCTTAATAAATCTATTGTAATATTACCCGCACTTCCCATAACTGCTGCTTGATCTGCTCCATTAACTGCTTCGCCTACAACTCCATTAATATATGCTTTATATTTAAATATTAAGTTTTCATTTCCCCCAGTAGGTTCATCAAAAGCTGTAATTTGATATTTAAATTTTAAGTTACATTTTTTAATAGAATGCTCTTCTCTGGGCAAGTCTTGCAAAACAAAACTTGCTCCAACAGCAAAATCATCACTTGCACTATGAGTAAGTGTAGCAAATGTTGAATCGCTTGTATCATAGGCATTTGCAATATTGCTTGTTGTAGAAAAAGTAGAAGAAGTTTCTACTGTTTGAGGTCTTATAAAGTATCCTCTTTTTAAATTTAAGGGTGCAGTTAATATAGGCTTATTATTATTCTCTTCGCCCTCATATAAATTTATTGAGTTTTCTGTGCTATAAACATTGTTATCTAATAATAAAGGACAAAATAAAGGGAATCCATTGCTGTCATACATATCTTTGATTGGATAATGCAATTTACCATCATCTATCCCAGTTGCCATTGCAACTGAATATATATCTGCGCCATCTGCATGAGCTGCTAAAGTAGTTCCTGCGTACGCTCTTATTACTGTTATAGAAACGAATGTTGATGGAACAAAAGCAGATGCTGTTATTAGCATTTTTTCACTATCTATTTGTATTACTTTTCCAACTTCAAATGCAGTAGGTATAGTTCCATTTATAATTTGAAATGTATTATCGGTAACATCTGCTAATAATGATTGGTCACCAATTCCATCAGTATCAAATCCAGTATCAGTAGAGCTTCCTGCACTTATTTCTTGAAATGCTAAACAGTTAAACTGTTCATTGTTTAAACTATCAACTTCCAATGGAAAACATCTTGCGCTATCAATAAATCCTGGAATAGATATAGTTGAAACCTCAGATGTGCCAGATCCATAAGCTATAGGAAAAAATTTACCAGATTTGCTTGTAAATTTAGGAATCTTCACAAAATCAATAGGTGTTTTTGCTGTGATAGTTAAAGTGACTGTTTCATCATTGTTAATTGAAGCAGACTTTAATCTACCAGTATAAATGAGAGTATCTGATACAGAATTAATTCTTGATTTAATAGTAACATCTCTATTTATGTAGTGAGCGCTCCCCCCAAATATTTCTGCAGATAGCTTTGGATCGTTTGTAATATTGTTGATTGTGCCATTTAAACATGTAAGCGTAACATTACTTGTCCTGGATGTAGATTCTTCTAAATCTATGCTTTCTCGAATAGTAGGCTTATTAATAATATAGCCATGATAACCTGAAGAATCAGTATTACCAAATTCTTTTGTCGAAAGCCTGATATATCCTGATGCGCTGTTGGATATTTCTACAATGTAGTGTTCGTCTAATGCCATTATGCAAGATTTCTCCTAATGGATCTGTCTATTTCAGGAATTAGATTATCTCTAACAAATTCTTCAGTTCCAATAACATTACCCATTATATTAACTGTAACTTCGCTACCCTGAGGCCCATCTATATTAGGACTGCTTAATGGCGTAACATCTACACGCTCTCTCCCCCCTGGATTATCCCCCACCATAATACTTTGTGGACCAGAAGTAATAAAAGAACCACCTGTTGCGAATGCTGGTTGTTTTTGTCCTGCTATTAATCCAGCCTGAATCCCAGATGATAT